ATCAGGATATGAGAAACCTGTGCTGGTATCTGGTGCTGATGGTGTCGGAACTAAAATTAACATTTGTAGGATTGCCCGTGATTACACAACTATTGGTCAGGACCTTGTTGCTATGTGCGTTAATGACGTTATATGTTCTGGCGCTAAACCATTATATTTTCTAGATTATATCTCTACAAAAAATTTAGATGGTAATGTAAATGATATCATTCAAGGTGTGATTGATGGGTGCCTTATTTCTGACATGTATCTTTTGGGTGGGGAGACTGCCGAGCACTTTAGACAGACTGACTATGACCTTGCGGGGTTCTGTACAGGTGTCGTAGAAAAGTTTGAGATTGTTGATGGCAAAACCATATACCCTGGCGATGTAGTAATTGGCATTGAAAGTAGCGGACTCCATAGCAATGGGTACACGTTAGTTAACGATATGCTGTGGAGAAATAAAATCTTTTACAGAGATATGCCAGAATTGCTAACACCAACCACGATTTATTCCCCCTTAGTTCAGTGCCTAATGGACGTAGCACCTGTCTTAGGCATGGCGCATATTACCGGGGGTGGATTACCAGAAAACCTCCCCCGATGCCTTCCAAAGGGCCTTAGCGTTGACATTAACTATGATGCTTGGGAACGACCAGAACTATTTAACAAGATTCAAAGAGCGGGAGACATAGCAGAAGAAGAAATGAGAAATGTATTTAACCTTGGTATAGGATTTTGCTTAGTCGTGCCTAGAGATGCTATTCAACTCGTGCAAGAAGTGATTGCTGATACGCCGTTTGGCATGCAGTCTTGGGTGATAGGTGAAGTTAAATGAAACAGCTTTTCCTAGTCGACATCGGATTTGGCAGATGCATTACTCACGACGGCCACGTTCAAATGGGCATTTTCAACCACTCTGTAGAAAAGCATCTTGAGTTATGTCCAGAACAAGACTGGCAAGTAACATATTGGATGCCTGATCCGCTAGGCCTGAGATATAAAAGAGCAAATTTCCAGCACACAATGAAAGCAAATGAAGGTTCTGCTAGGACCGATAATGCCAGTGATAGTCGCCCTAGAGACTTTCCAGACCAAGCAACAAATCGACTAGAAAGGACCTTGTAAATGTTAAAGTTCAGAATTTAGATTAAAGGACCGTAGCGGTCCTCTTTTTTTATGGAATTTAGTAATCATCAATGGAAGCTAATTTTTAGCTCGGTTAGAAAACAGCAACAAAAAGAGGTACCTGGAAGCGGTTGGTACAAAGAATACGACGAGATTTTAAACCAGCTTTATCCTATAACTTTGGATAAGAAATAAGTTTTATATGCGCTAAAAGTCTATTGTTTAAAATTATTCAGAGACTTATTGCGTATATAATATGGATGTAGATCAAACCACCGAAAAACCCAAAGAAGAAAAAGAAGATATGCTCAGAGAGAGACTAGAAGATTTAGTTAAAGTTACTATTTTAGTCTGGTCTGCCGCTTTGCTTACTTTTTCTTACGTTAGGCTTCCTGATGGCAAGAGATTACTAGAGTTTGACCCAACGTTTATTGCCTCTGTATTTAGTGGAGCGATGGCCTCATTTGGTTTGGCCACTGCTAAGAACGCTAAAAACAACAACAATTCTCAGGCTTCCACAACTCAACCTCCTGTAAAATCAGCTATTGAGCCTAAGAAGTAATCTAATATAATATAATCCGATGAAAGGAGAATCCTTGTTACCCTCGCCCTTCAAGATAAGATCGGATAAATACTTAGAGTTCAGACCTCACCACCTTTTGTTTGTGGAAAGGCGTATTGAAAAAATGGGGCAGTTCTACTACCCCTTTGAGAAGAATATCAAAGTTCCTCTAATAGTAATTAAAAAGTTACTTGAAAAGTCCATGTCTATAGTAGAGAACACAGAAGAATACACAGAATATCTGCTCTTAGATACATTTGGTGACAGGAGCTCCTATAAAAAGACTCCTCCTGGTACAATAAGAATATACAGTAAAAACTTGTTTTGTTTCTTTAATGGCAGATCCTGGAGAAAGCTTAAATAGGTATATTTTACCATATGCTGGACAACAGCTGCTTGAAGGGTCGAAAGAAACTTTTTTCGGCCTAAAATTAGGTCTTAGTGACAGTTATATCTATGATCTTAAGCTCTCTACAGGAGAGGTACTATACGGATGTAAGGGGGGAATGGGGATAACAAAAGAACCCCATATATTTCATCTTCACGATCTTGTTAGAATGCCATATGCTGAAGATCTAATTTTAGAAGAGTTTAAAACTAGTTTTCAAAAAGCTTGGAATCCGAGAAAATTTTATAGGCTAAGAAGAGAAGTTAACTCTGAGTTAAAAGACCCCTCAAGAAGAACTATAGCAAAGCTATATTGTTTGTTGGCTTGTTCTGGATTCAGATATAAATTTGATAAGTACGGAAACTTTAAAGGAGAATACTTCCCGCATCCTTTGAGTGTAGAAAATATTAGGGTTAATAATAAAAAACTCATTAGCTCTGATTTTATTATACAGCTGGGTAAGTTTGGTTCTCTAGACGAAAACCTACTAACTAAAAAGTCTATCGTATATCTAAATGTTCCTTTTCCTTCACCTCAGCATTTAAAGAGAGAATATTTAGAATACATTGATTATATTAGCTCTAAGGGATTTAAATTTCTATTAAGCGCAAGGCTTTTAAGCAGAGGTCTTGTAGACAAAAAAATTCTATCTTGGTCTAAAAACTACTATAGCAAAGTTATTTCGCAGTTTAAAGAAGATAGCCTGTATGCTTCTTCAGATATTTTTATCTTTAATTTTTAATGGAATTTTCAAACTCAATAGGAACACATTTAATCTTAGACGTCAAAGGTTCTGACTTTTTGCTTCTAGACTCTATGGAAGATTTTATAAAATTTATGGAAGGCACCTTATGGGATTTTGAATGTAATGTCCTAAGTATTCAGAAGCATAAATTTCAGCCTCAGGGCTTTACAGCATTGTTCTTGCTTTCAGAATCGCACTTCTCTATTCATACCTGGCCCGAAAGAGGGATAGCTGCTTGTGATATATTTACCTGCGGAGGTGCAAGAACAGAGCAGATTGCCCTAGAAGTTATAAAGTGGTTTTCTCCTACAGATTACAACTTAAAGAAGATTGCTAGATAATGTGATATAATATATAAGTAACTTTATTAAGAAAGACAATGGCAATGCGATCTTTTTCTGGAATTGATCATATTGAAGGCAAGCCTAAAAACACTAGGCAGGGTATGGGCAAACGTACTAAATTTGCCGCAACTAGTCGTAACGGCAAAAAGAAAAAATATAGAGGCCAGGGTAAATAAACCCAGGTTAAGATGCAATAGCAGTCCTAGTTACCTTAACGGTAGCTAGAGAGTTAGCCGTAATAGCGGCGGCAGTTTTAGTAAGTCTTACTTCTACATTGCCTCCTGTTACTATAGCGTCAAATGTAACTATAATATCGCTATTATATACGGTTCCGTATTCCGTCATGTATACGTCGGTCCCGTCATGGACGAGCATTAACTCTGTTGAGTGAATATTTGATCCCTGCTTAACTTGAACTAATAGCTTAGCAGTTGTGAAAGAAGATGCAGTAAACGAATTAACGTTAGTAGCTGCACTTGATCCTGCCGAAATAGTAGCTGTAGAAGACTGAAGCTCTGTAGAGTCAGAGTAAGTTCCAGTGCCATTTGGCTGGGACTGAATTGTAACTGTATCCTCAAAGTTTCCAGTACCATTAACAGCAACAGATCCTTCTATCGTTAAATCACCGGCTGCAATTACGTCTCCATCTTTGTCTACGCTAAACTTAGATGTATTACCAACTTGAAGGTCTAACAACAAGGAGTTATCCGCCGATGACGTATCTGTAACATCGACTAATAAGCCTGTTTGAAGCCCGCCGCCTGTAAACTCAGATCTAGAAACAATTTCGCCTTCAGCGTCAATTACAAAGTTTCTATCAGCACTCGCAGAGATGGAGACGAGCTTAGAAGCTGCGGCATAAGCAGTTTGAGTAAAGCTTAGGTCCAGTCCGATAAATGTGGACCCACCAGCATTCCAAGTTGAAGTACCATCGATTAAGTTAGTGGTAGTAGCCTGAGTGCCAGAATCTTGGACTAACGTAAATACACCGGTTTGGTCACTAGTGTTTAACGATAAGACCCCGTCTTTACGAAGTAGTAGCTCTTGGTTACCGCCAACTGAGATATCCAGTAAGCTAGAATCAGCTGCAGAAGCGGTATCTACAACGTCAATCTCAACGGCTTTAAACGTTGCGCCACCGGCGTTCCAAGTCTGATCTATATCTAAAGCCGAGGCGTTAGAAGTTAATGAGCCAGTTGGCTGTAATTTTGCGTAACTAAATTCTGCGCCAGATTTAGTACCAGTGAAAACTGGGCTCGTCGTATCGGATACAGTGCTCGATCCGCTGTACGTAGTATCTAATAAAAACGTAAAGTGTCCTTCGCTTTCGTCGTAGCCAAAGAAACCTTTTTTAGCGCCTCCACTAACGTAATTAAATTCAATACCAAGATCTTGTCCCAGATCTTGCAAAGGATTTAGCTTCGCGGTTTGCGCACCTGACCCCGCGTTTGTAATATTTATTGCGGTTCCACCCTGAGAAGCCGCAATCGTGATACTTCTATAATTAGAGCTATTTACATCTGTTTCTCTAGTAAGAACATAGTAGACTGTTCCGCTTACAAGAGGCGCAGCGGCGGATCCTGCAGAGTTATACTCAAAAGAATCTCCTACCGCGACGTCTGCAAAATCGTCAGCGCTAAAAAATAGTCTTCCCGGAGTAGCGGCCGTTATAGAGGAAATTGTTCTAGTGCTACCAGAGGCCCCCAGGCTAATAATGGGGTCCGTTGTAGAAACGGTTCTAGTATCTACTACAGTGGATGTACCTTGAACGGTTAAGTTGTTTAGGGTAACATTGCGGTTGGCGTCGACAAACTCTAGCCCGTTTACCGACAGGCCATGTTTTACGTCGAACTTCTTAAAGTTAGCTGGCATTGTATAAAGTTAACGCTAATATTCTAGATATTCCTTAAACTACTGCTTTGTTTGAAGTTTATGGTATAATATAGCTTATTTGCAATAATAGCCCATGGCCATTAATTACTCTTTAAATATTGGGAGCATAAAGAAAAGACTAACAGAGGGGGAATTTTCAAACGTAGTTGTTGAGGCTTCCTTTGGTGTCTCTGCTCAATCTGATGCGGTTACAACAGGAACGGAGGAAGGCGGAGACCTTGTAGTTACCCAACCTTCGTTCTCCTATAGCTGTGGCGGATACAAGACATTTTCTGTAGACGGGCTAAGTGCTGAGACTTTTGTAGACTTTGATTCCATCACTAAAGACACGATCAAAGACTGGCTTTTAGCATCTGAAGGCGTATCTACAGTGGAAGAATTTAGTTATGTAAAATCTTCTATCGAGAATATCGCCAAGCGTATTTACGAGCACACTAAAGAGGTTCCTGCTCAAGTATCTGGTACTGATCCGGCTGGTGCTTCTGATTACGTTTATACCCCTCCAGCACCCGAAGCTGAAGCTGAAGCCGAAGAAGAAGTTTCGGATGAGGCTCCTACCGAATAAGTCTAACTTATTAACTTTATCCATCGGACCAACGCAAGATACGTGCTCTGAAGACGTTGCATTCTGTATCAATGCGCGATAGCTCGGGTATAGTATCTGGGTAGGTCCGATTATTAAAGTTGGTCACAAAAAATCCAAGTTTTATGAAAATTAATCTCTGGTATAGCTCAGAAATGCAACAGTGGCGATGGACGTTAGCTGATGAACGTGATACAATGGTACAAGAGTCGGGACAAAGAGAAGATCTCAGGGAGGCAATGAACGACGTTGCTAGTACTGTAGAGTATATCCTACAAACTAAGTTTCCTGACTAACGTTTGGTTCAGTAGCTCAGTGGAATAGAGCAACTGCCTTCTAAGCAGTCGGTCGCTGGTTCGAGTCCAGCCTGAATCGTTGTTGAAAGAACTTCATATAATTTTAACATGGCTAAGGTAAATTACTCAGACGAAATGGTGCCCGAGGCACTAAGGAAGGCCGCGCAACCTGGCGCAGTTTACCAAAGCCCCAAGTCTGGTCATACACTTCAGAAACAGGCTAATGGCCGGTGGAAATTGGTGCAAGGGAATGATAGAATGGAGCAGAAGGCAAAGCCTTCAAAGCCCTCTATCCCTGATGTCTCTAAGATGAAGAAGCTTGCTGAAGGAAACTACGGAATCGTTTACAAAGACGACAAGCAAAATCGTGTTGTAAAGACCCTAAAAGAGGGCAAGGAGTGGGGTCCTTATGAAGTTGAGCTTGGCAAACGTATGGCTATGCTGGGTCACTCTCCGACAGTCCACTCTGCATCTGATGAACACATCGAGATGGATGCCATTGACGGAGCTCCGTTGTGGGGTAACGGGTACAACCGTACTCCAGAAGAAAAGGAGCGGGGTCTAGCAATGACTGAAAACCAAGCTCGTAAGTCTCTTCGGGCGATCCGTGATCTCCATAAGATGGGCTACTATCACGGAGACATGCATAACCAGCAGTTTATGACAGACGGTGAAGGTGGTAGTGAGTCTACGCTTATTGACTTTGGCCTCAGTGGAAAGATAGAAGAGAATCCCACAAAAGCAATAATTGACTTTAACAAAATATACAAACTTATTGATATTGATCGTCCTGAGCTTGATAAGAGTCTATATGCTCAACTTGTCCGATCAACTGTGCGCAAATACCAAGAGGCTAAAGGACAGTCTAAAGCAGCAAAGCAGAAACGCACAGAGATAGCTCAAGAATACGTAGGAAGATTAAGTGCGATAGGCGGTTGACAAACCAGCAGAATCAGTTTATAATATACTAGTGGCAAGTTTCCTTTACATAAAGTAATAACTTCCACAAGAGATCATGTCGAGATCTCTTCCATCCTCAAGGAAATAATTAATTCCTTCCGAGATACTACTTAAATTATTATGATTAAATCTGTATTCGCAGCAGCTGCTGCTTTGTCCATGTCCACTGGTGCTGCTTTCGCAGGTCCTTATGTTAACGTTGAAGCAAACGCCGGTTGGACCGGTTCTGAGTACGGCGGTACAAACACCGATCTTCACGTTGGCTACGAAGGAGACCTTGGTGGTTCTGCTTCTTACTACGTCCAGGGCGGCGCAACTTTGCTTTCACCTGACGGTGGCGAGACTGATACTGTTCCCTCTGGTAAGGCAGGTGCTGGTGTTGCTTTGACCGACGGTCTTGGAGCTTACGGCGAAATTAGCTTTGTTGGTTCTGGAGACGCAGATCTTGACCGTGGATACGGCGCTAAGCTTGGCTTGAAGTACAGCTTCTGAGCTAAATAAATAACTTAGTTATTCTGAGGGTCTATTCGGCCCTCTTTTTTTATGAAAGAAAATTTTTTACAATCGATTTCAAATCCAGCTTTCCAATTAGTTTTTATACTACTTGGCCTACTTATTCTTATTCAAGGAATTCATACGTCAGCGCACTTAACAATGGATAAAGACGTAGAGAGCTATTGCACCAAATTTGTTAGAAAAAATAAAAACTTTTTAAAAAAATATGGCTATTAGCCATTTACATATAACTGTAAATAGTTTATAATTATATAGTTACAAATCTTAACACTATGACTGTTACAACCGACGAATTTGGCAAGCAAAACATGTTTGCTCAAGAGCCTCAAATGTTTGTAGACCCTTCTTACACGGAGAGATACGGCCTTGAAACCCACGCCGAAAGAGCCGAAAAAACAAATGGCAGATGGGCAATGATCGGTATTGTAGCAGGACTAGTTTCTTATGCAGCGACGGGTAAGTTTTTCTTTGGTATCTTCTGATGGGCTTTTTAGCCGTAGGGGTTTTCCTCTTTGCTTCCTTTGTAATGGGAGCTTTACTAACACAAAACGGTGAAGAAAATGAGTGAAATAATTATTACATTAACTAGCATTTCATTACTTGTTTTGTTAGGATACTCTATAGAACAACTCGCAGAAACGTACTAATGTACCCATTTTCAGAAGAATCTCTTTCAAATGCTTTAAAGACTCTAGGATGGGACCTAGACTCTGACGATATCGCAATTGAGGTAGGAGGTACTCAGGTTTCAGGCATTGACGTTGGTGAAGAGTACAACAAAAAGTGGCAATCACCTATTGGGACTCGTAAATACAACAAAGATGCCTTTCTTGTGATTAAGAACCGATCAAGAAATAAATGGGAACCCTCTCTACCTATGCAAAGAGAGTTTAAGCCGCACCATCTTAAAGAGTCTAAATTAGACAAACAGCTAGATGATGAGTTTGGCTATGACACCTATAGCAAATAACCATGCCCAACCCTAGTGCTCTGTACGAAGATATGGAGAAGCTAAACGCCCTTTACGAAGAACTCTGCTGGGGGCACGATGATGAACTAGAGTTCACCATTGAATACCATAAAGGTAGCAGCAGGGTCATTATTAGAAACAAAACACAACAGGAGACAAACAATGGGATTTAACGAAAACGCAGAAACACTTAACGGCAGACTTGCAATGCTGGGATTTATTATTGCTGTAGGAACTTACGTAACTACAGGTCAGATTATTCCAGGCATTTTTTAAATATAAAGATTTAATTAAATTGTAAAGTACAGATTAAACTTTAAAGAGAGGGGAAATCGGCCCCTCTTTTTATTATGTGCAAATACCAGCTTGCGCTACTCTTACTGTCGGTTATATTAGGGCTGTCGCTATTATGCGGCAGATGTTATAACGGAACAATTTTTTAATTATGCCAAGAAGCCAACTAACAAAGATAGACATTCTTTCAAGAGTTATAAAGATGAAGAATGAACTACATGACGGTAGCTATAGCCCAGAACTACCTGCACCACAAAAGAAAGCTGTTGATGAAGCTTTGTCGAAGGTAGTTGATATAATTAATGAATACAGGTACTAACTAACTAGTATGAGTAACGATCTAATTGGATTCTATTGTACAGTGGCCGTGATCTTAGGGGCAATCGCCTACGCGGGAACGGAAAACATTTTAAATTTAGTTCGTCTCGTTGAATTAAAAATTAAGTTGGCCTGGATTGAATTCAAAGCTAATAGACTAAAGAAAAAACTTAAAAAAGATCTAGATTCTTTTATAAAACAACTACAAAAAAACACCCATGAATAACCAAGCGATCTCTGAATGTCCTAAATGTGGGGCAAAGTGGATTGACGGACAACTATATTGGTCAACAGGAGCATTAGGAGATCCTCATGACCTTGCGAGTTTAGTTTGTAATAATCTTGGAGATGAAACTTGCATCAACCCTTGTAAAGGATCTACAAGCGGAGATACTTGGGAAAAAAGATTAAATAGTCTTAAAAATTTACTGGAAGAAGATGGGGAATGAATGCCAGAAAAAATTTCAGAAGAAGATCTTAAAATCCTTGAAAAACGGATGAAAGAAATAAAGATGCAAGAGCTTTTTCACGAACCCTGCTATTGGGAAGATGAAGAAGACGAGCAACACAACTACTGATTAACTCAATGAATAAAAAAGAACGCACCTTGCTTGCTCATGGCCTTTTTGTAGAATCCGTAATTAAGCCAGATAACGAACTCAGGGCGGAGGCCCATTCTCAGGAGTGCTATAACGAACTTATGGAGTGGAGAGATGCAGTTCTTACTTACTTAGAAGAAAAAAGAGTCGAGGTCTCGGTGGTTTAAATTACTATTGAATAAAAAGACGTTCTGGTTTAATGCCTCCCTTTAATGACAGTAGAGTTTCTGTAATAGAAGAAAGACTTAATACTCACGAAAAGTATTTTATTAAGATAGAAGAGTCTATTGAGAAACTTAGCGACGTTTCTCTTAGCATCAAGGAAATGCTTATTAAGCACGAAAGTAAGCTTGAGGAGCGCGTTCTTGAGGAAGATGCCATTTATGAAAAGCTGGACGAGATTAAAAATCAATCGCATGAAGAGCACAAAGAACTCAATGCTAGGATAGATAAGATAGAAAACAGAGTAGAAGAGCTAACTAAGTGGAGGTATCTTGTAGCAGGTGGGTTAGTTATTGTTGGTTTGTTTATCGGACAAATTATACCTAATGTTCCCTCAGCCCCAATTCCATTATTACAAGAGTTAGTTAAGTAGTGTAAAGTCTCGTAGTTAGTTAGTTAACTATGAGTTTTTTAATAGCAAATGTACCTCCGCACAAATGCTACGTGAGGAAAGAGTATTTATACGATCTGGAAAAAGGTCATGGAGAATTTACAGAGGCAGTATGGATTAGCGTGAAATCCATTGCTCGCAGAGCTATATACATCGAAGCGCTTTTACCTGAGTACGGAGCACTCTATGATAAGCTCCCGCTCGCTGCATTTGTGTCTGATCCAGAGACTCCTTCTCCAGACCTTCCACTTGACGTGATAGAGCTATGGGACTGTTTTAGCTACGACATCACGATCTTAGAGAAGTTCACGTTGTCAGGCCTGAGATGTAAGTTTTTAGGTAAAGATAAGCAATGGCACCATGGAGAGTACATGTTTACCATAGATGCTTGTGAGCCAGATTACAACAGGCCTAGGCTTGGATTGTCAGAGACTCCAGACGAGCATAAATCATTCAACGTAATTGCGTTAGACAACGGGCAATATGCCGCCCAACCAAATAACCGAGTGTTGTGGTACGAAGCTTCCATGATCCCCAGAGATACTCTGACTCCGGACTTCAAAGTCTCGACAAAAGACTTTGCAGTAGAGACCGACCCTTCTTGGTCAGTCGGTGATACAAAAGAATGGCAATACAAAACTCCAGAAGAAAGAAATGAACTACCAGCTATTTATTCAGCTCCAGCCTCTCCTGAAAAACTTGGCGAGTGTGACTCCTAACCCTATCTTCATATTCTTTGCGGGAATGGGGTTGACTATTGGGCCGATCCTTGGTATAATGTATATACATCGAAAAAGTCCCGATGGAACTAACTAAAAAAGAATTTACTGTAGAAGAGTTTGAAGCCAACTTCGATGCTCTCTTTGAGAGAGTAGAAAATGGCGAGACTTTCACAATCACCAAAGGACCCACTCGTTGTTTGATTATGCCTATCGACCAACTTCCCGGTGGCTTTTACACGAGGTAGGTACTATGGGACTGTCGCATATTGGTTAATGCCCACTGCTTATAACGGTGTGAACGGGGTTCAATTCTCCGCAGTCCTATTGCTCCTTTAGCAATCTGGTGAATGCAGCGAACTCATAATTCGCCTAAGGCGTGTTCGATCCACGCAAGGAGCACCTAAAATTTTAACTATGGAGCCTAAAGTACAAGAGTCACTTGACATGCTTTTTAAAGCAAAATGGAACTTACCTAGAGCTGCTCGTAATTGCAATCTAACCGACGAAGAAATGAGAGCCATCTTTAATG